GTTACACGGATTGTATCCGTCATCCACCTACCTTAAATCTTTCCCAATCGATCGCATTCTTTATTAGAAACCCTCGATTAGTTATTGTCTTAATTGCTGACTCGAGAAAAGAAGCCTTTTGCTTTTGTATATCTATCTTTGCTTGAATACGCTGCAAATCTTCATCGGAGTCAATATAGATAGAGAGATCTTGTTTTAAGATTCTCAACGGATTAGGATCCCATCCCTTTTCAATGAGAGTGTCTTGATCAAGGACTCCCATGTAGTATTCATACTTCAAACGATACAGAGATTTATAATCTTGTTCAAAAGCTTTTAATTGTAGTGCTTCTTGAATGTATAGTTTATAATACTTGTGGTGGAGAAGCGGTATCTTCAAACTCTCCGCACCAAGCTCAGTGTCATCCATACGTGAGTCTTGCTCCCACGTACTCATAATATCATCAAATTTCATATCATCCCAAAGCTTTTATATCAAACCTTCTATTAGCAAAAGATACAGTAGCGGTAGCGTACTGAACATCCACAGATGTACTATCAAACTCTATAGCTGAAAGGTCAACAGGGAAGCAATCATAAAACGTTACTTCCATATTAGGATTCATTGCACTGGATAGAATTATCAATGTAATATCAGAATAGACTCCATCACCTGTCGTTACCCCTGCTCCAGCAATATTACTATACTGTGCAAAGTTATCCGGAAAACCAATACCCTTTAACCAATCATAGAGCTCGATATAATTTTTCATATCTTCGTCTATCTTAAATGTTGCTTGGAGATACCCATAAGTTAGCTTCGTACCAGGCAAAGGAATCTTGGAGAATGGTGTTTCTACATCAGCTGTACCTAATGATACCTGAGGAATATTTACACTCTGTACAAAGTAATTAACGGTTGGTGTTTTCTTAATCTGGAGTTTGAAACCAAGAGGAGAAAGAAAACTTTGATTGATTGGTTGATTGTCTAATACACTCATTTGTCACTCCTGTTTGCTATTTATCCAATAAAAAAAGGCCCTCCGAAGAGGGCCTTTAAAGAAACATACTGTCTTGTTATTATTATTACAGTAAGTTTGTAACCAAAGTACGACGGTAGTAAACGTTACTATCTTTTACAATAGCACCGGCACCGCGTGTGATACCTTGAGCGAATGGATTCGCAACCATGCCGTAGCGGGTTTTGAAACCAATCTTTGGTGCGAAGCTGTCTTGATCGACAGCACGAACCATTTGTAGAGGAACATATGGGCAATAGAATAGACCAGCATCAAATGCGCTCGAACCTTTGTAACCAATAACCATGTAGTTACCAGTTGCATATGGATCGATATACACCTTCATACGACCATTCAGAACACCAGCGAATGTGTTGCCTGTATCGTCAACTTGCAGGTTGTTGCTGTTCAGAGCAGGAGTGTAGTCCAGAACACCAGCCATTTGCAATGCAGATGCTACATCTGAAGAACAAACGATGATGTTACCTTTGCCACGACGTGTGTCTTTGGCAATTTGGTTAGCTTCACGTTCGATTTGGAACATTAAGCCTTTGAACTTCTCAACTGACCAACGACCGTTAGCATCAACGTCTAAGTCGAAGATACCAGCAGTAGTTGTACCTGTATCACAACCTTGTTTAGCTGATACGGCAATTGTACGAACAACTTCACGGTTGATTTCAGCAAGGATCTCACCAGTCAGAATGTTTGACAATTCTGTTTCAGCGTCAAGACCATGAATTGCTTTCAAGTCTTGTGCCAATTCCATTGTGTATTCTGCTTTCAGAGCACGTGATTGAGCAGTTACAGTAACTTTCTCAATTGTGAAGCCCATTTGTGGGAAAGCAGTATTGCTTGTTGTTCCCAAAGCTTCGGCTTGTGCTGTCGACATACCACCAGCGTAGTTGTATACACCAGTAGAAGCCAAGTTAATTGTCTGGCTTGTTGTACCAGGAACTGTACCAACTTGTTTCAGACCAATTGTGTTGGCACCAGAAACAACAGATGAGAACTCGGTGTTAACTTCGTTGTAGAATGTTTCTGCAACGTTTGCAGAAGTTGTATTGCCATACTGAGCGCGCATAGCAAAGATCAAGCCTGTTGGGCCTGTCATTGGCTGTACACCGCAAATGTCATAAGCAATCAGATTAGGCATTGCACGACGAACCAGGCTGATAAGCACAGGGTCGAAAGTTGCAATATTACCAGCGCCACCGGAAACACCAGCATTGATAGGAACAGGCGACTCAGACAGGAACTGGCTACCAGCGGACTGGTTGCTTGCTTCCATCAAAGCTTTTTCTGTGTTCTCAAGCAATGTAGCAATAACGCTACGCTTGTGCGTGTCCTTAATAGGACTTAGGTCTTCGTGGTTCAGTACTGGAGCCCACTTTTGTTGAATTTCTTCATTAAGGTACATTTTCTCTATCCCCTTCTTGGTTTAGTTAATTGGAATGATTATATTTATATTTGCTTATTTTTTAGCCGTTCTGGAAATAGCTTGTGCATAAAATGACACAGGGCTATTTACAGTTGCTTTTTGTGGCTCTGCATTGTCTTCTTCGATTTGCTCAAGAAGATTTTGCTTTCCAGACTTCTCAACAGGGAAATAATTTTCCTTAACGAGTTCTAGTTTTTTGCGATAGTTTTCTGCTGAATCAAATTCAACACCTTCCGCAAGGGCAACTAGCTTTTCTGCTTGTGTAGCAGCGAGTCCTTCTGTCACATTAGCAAGAATCTTTTCACGAGTTGATTCACTCAATTCACCTTTCAGTGTCATGTTTTCTTCCATGACTTTATCAAGGCGAGACTGAATCTCTTCTACTCTTCCTGTCAAGTCTTCGACAATGTCGAACTTCTCTTCGGGAACGGAAATGTAGCTCTCTTCAAACAAACCTTTTAGTTTTGTAATGAAGCCTTCTGTAATTTCTGATTTCAGAGTGTGCTCAATAGCAATTTGGTTCTCTGCCATCCATTGCTCAACCACATACTCCATGTATTGGTCAACCTTTGATGTCAGATCTTCTGAAAGCTTTTCTACTTCTTCTTCAAGAGCAGTATTGTATTGCTCTTCAAGTTGTGTGATCGCTTCGTTAACTTGAGCTGTTACTGCTGCTTCAAAAATAACTGTAGCCTTCTCTTTGAAGTCTTCAGATAGATCTGAACCACTGAACATAGCATCAACGTCTTCTTTGACAGACTTCATACTTACAGTAGCTTTGTTGCTACCAGCAGTATCTTTTGTTGTCTTGACATTGTTCTCTGTGCTTGTCTCTTCTTCACCTTCACCAGGTGTGATGTGAGCGATTCTATTCATCGATTCACCATTACCTAGGTTAGATGCTGGCAGAGTTGCATTCTTAGCAACAGGGTCAGTTGTATGGGCAACACCAGTAGCTCCGCCACCAGTTTGGATCTTTTCGTCCAGTTGTTTTTCTTTAACGGTCATTTAAGGCTCCTTTGACTTTTATTTATTTATAAAATTATCTTTTCGAAAGGTCTTTGAAGAACTGATTAAATACTTTAATTGCAGTTTCTTCGGATATTTTTTGGCGGGCACCATGATTAATTTCTTGTTTATATTGTTCGACACGCTCTGCTTTAAGAAGACCGTTGTCCCATACCCACTCAACACCTTCCATAATACCACGCACAAATGCGTCAGGAGCGGAAGGATCAGCAACAATATCTCCAGCAGTAGCTAGATGAAAGTCATCTTGTACTTCCATGATACCATTACTATTTTCTTTAATACTACCCATACCACGAGAAGAGATACCAAGCGAAGCACCCTCACTTACCAGTCCCTTAACAATATTACCCATTGGGGTATCAAGCACCTTTGCTTTACCCATGATATTATTGCCTTCGCGATATAATTTCTTGAACATAATACATGCACGCTCAAGATTAATTGTTGGACCAGAAGGATGTCCTAATTCACCATACGCTCTATTCTTCATTACATACTGTTCGTTGTAACGATTCATTTCTTTTTCAAGCGTATTAATCTTATACATGCGACCGTTGCGATTCTCAATTTCGCCTTGCATGATAATACCTTCAATAAAGACGTGCTTCTTGCCTTCTTTTTCTTCAATAATATATTTTACGTCTTCGTTTAATTCGGTAATTAATTTCATGATTGTCCTTATAAGAAAGCCACAGAAGTAGCTCTTATAGCAATATTTGAAGCAAGCGTATCTGTCGAAACTTTTGCGTAATACTCAACGCCTCCGGCACCTAGTGTACACGTACCAATTGTACCAGTAGTATTAGCACGAGTAATTACAACAGCACCAGCAGTATTGTTAAATAAACGAACAAGACTAGCTGAGCTCACAGTATTAGCTGTTGAGAGAGCAATTTCTGATCCAATAAGTTTGATAGGTTCAGCCATTTAGGACCTCCTTGGTAATCTCAGCAACTGCATCATAGTCTTCAGCTTCGATTAACTCGATAAAAACTTGTTTATAATTGTCGTCTAACATTTCATAAACGCTTACTACCTGGCTACGAATATCTTCTGCAAATACGTTAAACAAATCATCTGCTTCTTCAACTACTTCAGTAGAGTCTAAGTGCTTTTCACCAAGTACTTGCTTAAGTGTCTTTGACTCATACACTTTCTGATCTTCACCAGGATTATAACCGTGACGCGTAGGAGTGCGATTACCGTACTTTACATTTGTGGCGTTAAAATGATCATCACTGTTATCATTGACATCATTTGTCTTTTTAATAACATGCTTGTCCATAAAACGCTTTTCATCCGCTGTTTTTGGAACATAGGCTGTTACCGAGCCAGGCTCGACAGGCGAAGATGGTTCAGGCTTCTTCAGTTCCAGTAGCTGTTTCAGTGTTTTCATTCGGTTCTTCCTCTTGTTCTTCCGATGCTTCCGCGTCAGCGTCTTCGTAGTTAAAATAATTCTTTGCGACTTCTATCTTCTTTGCTTCAATAGAGTCTGCGATTTTATCTAATACAATTGATGCAAATGCTGATTGAAAGTCACTAGGACTCTCTGCACGTGCAGCATTAATCATGTCATCAATTGTGTATTGTTTTTCACTCATATTTTCTCCAATTATTTAGTTGAATTGTTCTGTGGGAGCTACCGAGCCAAATCCACCGCCACCAGGGCCTTGAGGATTGTTCTGACCAGGAGGAGCATTGCCACCTTGTACTGGATTACCAGCTTCATCAACCTGTTGTTGATACAATGGATTCTCCTGCTCGGCCATACTCTGTTCATCCATCTCTTCAATTTCTTCATCCGATTGATAGAGAACGTGCTTACGTACCCACTCATTAGAATAGTACTTACCAATGTACGGTTGTAGTTGATCTAATGTTGTCAATCTATCACGCATCACAGTTGTTGATTTTTGTTGCTCAAAGTAATTATCTTTTGTATAATCAAATTTAATATTAGATTCAATTGCTTCCCAATCTTCCTCCATCATAACATTCTTAAGTAGCAATTGTTTCTTCAATGCTTCTAAGAAGAGATGATTAAATCTCATACGAAGACGATCAATAAATTTACTAAACTTAATCTCATCTCTTGATACTTCTTGATCTTGACCAAAAATAAATGCGCCGTCTTGTTGTAAACGCGTAGCAGGTACATTTAGTGATTCATATAATTTCTTTTGGAAGTATTCAACGTCAGCCAACTCGCCAAGATTTTGACCTGCTGGCAATGTTGTAATCTCTGTACCACGTGAACCATCTCTACGTGGTAGCCAGTAATCCTCTAACATCGTCATAAACTTACGATCGTCACGAATCTCACCTGTTGATGAATCATAAACAACTTTATTCTTATGACGTTGCATCATGTCGCGCATGTACTGCTCTGCCTTCATCTTTGGAAGGTTACCTACATCGATATAGAATATACGGCGTTCAGGTGCACGAGAGATACGGTAAACGATTGTTGCATCTTCTAAAGCTCTAAGCTGATTCAATGGCTTAATTGCTTTATGTAAATGACTTAGTACAACAGTGTTCATTGGGTCTAGAACACCTGATGTTGTGTGAATGATGCTATCGGGTGCAATCTTTAGACCTTGCACTGATGTTGCTGTACCTACTTCACCAGCTTTATTCTGAAAGCCTTTTTCATTGTAAATAAAGTATTCTTGTACTGTCTGCGTTTGTGTGACCTGTGACTGTCTATCACGCTTACGTTTTATTTCACGAATCTTACGTAGCTTGCGCGGATCAATATATCGTAATTCTTTTATACCTTCGTTTGGCTTTGTTATATCAATAATGATATGGTAGTACATTCTAC